TGCCCCTTGCCACGGTTGGCTACGTTCTTCTATCTTCATCCCAAGAAGATCTAATCCTTTAACGTAGGCTCTTGCCCAGTCTTTTCTAGACTCACGATCAGAATTAAATTCTCCCACAAGTTCAGATGCCATTGATTGTAATACAGCTTCATCGATAAAATCAGCTAGGTTTGCATCATGATCTGGACCAACAATGCTTTCAGTGAGATCTCCTTCAAAGTCTATGACCACTCCTCCGTCTTCGGTGTTAATAGCCACTGCATCTGGATTTACTATCTCTACTTCTACGTCTGTTGCATCTGTTTCTTCGATGTCTAGATCTGATGGCTCCATCTGTTTTTCGATTGCCATTACGGTCTCCTAAATATGTGCACAAACTAATGATAGCAGATATTACTACCGCACGTCTAGAGGCGAAGCAGATTTGGGTGGGGGTATCTGCTCCGCCAGGAAGCGTAAAAAAGGGAGAATACGCCTCAACCTACACTACAACAAGAAAAAGGGGCCGCAAAGACCCCTTAGTTGGGAGGAGCAAAAAAATGATAAAACCATCTTTATATTTGCAGCGTAACATAAAGATGTGTAATCTGTAAAGAAAAGGATGTGCTATGGAAGTTTCTATGCCAATGATATGGAATATCGTTGTTACGTTGATCGTAGCACCTATGGCATGGTGGATTAGCCAGATGAATAGTGAGCTAAAACGACTCAACATCTTGCTAAACATGACTCGTGAGAGCTATATTAAACGTGAAGATCATCAATCAGAGTTGTCTAGGGTGGTAGACCATCTGGTTAGATTAGAAGGAAAGATAGATAAACTAGCAGAAAAGGTCTGAGTGCAGGGAGACGTTCAGGTGGGGTGTAGCCATCGATCCAGTTTCATGTGTCGCCCTAGCGACAGGAAGCTTCAAGGCGCTCAAAGCAGCCATAGGGGCAGGTAAAGATTTTCAAGATATGACAAGTCAGCTTTCTCAATGGGGCAAAGCTTTTTCTGACTTTACTAATTTAGAAGAACGGGAGAAGAATCCTCCGTTTTGGAAAAAGACGTTCAAGGGGTCTGATGAAGAGACCGCTTTGGAGATATTTGCTCAAAAAAAGAAGATGGAGCAAATGCGAGCAGAAATCAAAGACCATATCAGTTGGACGTATGGGCCTAGTGCTTGGAAAGAAGTACTGGCTATAGAAGCGCAGATGCGTCGAAAAAGAAAACAAGAGCTTTACCGCAAGCAAGAACAGATAGATGCCATGATAAATTTTGCTATAGGAGCTGTAATATTCCTAGTTAGTGGAGGTATCTTGTTTGTTGGTTTTTATCTTTTAGGTCAATGGCAGGGTAGGTGGTAGATGTGGGTATTGTTATGGATACAGCTAGTCAGCGGAAGCTTTGACCATTACCACGTAGGCAGCTACTCAAGTGAGGAAGCCTGCAAGGTATCTCAAAAAGAGGCTAAAGTTTTAGTCACAAACCAAAACTCTAAGGTTGTGTGTATTAAAATAGAGCGTTGAAGATAATGGAAACGAAACATCGCCGCTGGGTAGTGTATGATGACACAGATAAAGTTGTTGTCCTGTGTAGAGACAGACGTATAGCAATTAGCTTTGCTAATAGTACTCGCGCTTATGGTAATAAGGAGCCTCGTCCTCCCACTCGTCAGTCGGAAGACGAATAAATCCACCCTGACGAAAGCGCAATAACGCCATAACCGTGCTATCAACAAGGTCATCGTTAGACATAAACGGGAATCCCGCTATCTCTTCGACCAGTTCATCAGCCCAACGGGTGGATGGAACCCATGTCATACCCGATGCAATGATATCTGCTACAGAATTTAGCCTTGCAAGCTTGTCACCCGTGCCACGGTGAGGTGTATACTCCTGTACAGGTAGCCCCATACGCCTCATTTCTTGGTAGATAGCCGTCCCTGCGGATTTTTTCTCCACAATAAACGCATCTGGCTCCCATTTTGTGTATTCTTCCATGGAAAGTTGCTTTAATTCAGGAAATTCTAGCCGTTTTTTAATAGAATCTAACAAAATCAGGTGATGTGCGTTCTCATCTTCGTTAAAAAACACGCCCCACGTGGTCAATGCGGTGTAATCGGCGCGATTATGCTTTTCTGCGGCTGCATCAAGCGACATAATCACATATTCTACGTGCGGAGGTTGGTCATGAGGCCATATTCCCCACCATTCTCGCTTAACTATCGACGCTTCTTCCGCTGTAGGCTTCTGTTGATACTGTGAGTTCCACTGAAATGCAGGCATAGAGGCTTTTGTGCGCTCCAAAGCTGCCAGATCAAAGAACTCAGGCCACAACGGCTTCATTATTGGCTTACCATCAGCGTCTTCAGCGTCCAGAAGAGCAGGAAACTCTACGATTTCGTACTGATCCGCTAGTTCATTCTTTATCATATCGTTGGTCACACGCCCCGTGAGGTCATCCATGTGCCAACGTGTCTGTACAATAGCTACTCGACCACCTGGCATAAGACGGGTACGTGCACCAAAGGTAAACCATTCATATGCTTTCTCAAACACAGAGAAGTTTCCGTTAATGACATCTTGTTCAGAATGGGGATCGTCGACGAGCAGGAGGTCAGCACCCCTACCTGCAAGAGCAGAACCAATACCACACGCAAAATACTCACCTCCAAAGTTTGTGTTCCATCTACCTGCCGACTTGCTATCTACCGCAAGCGAGACATCAGGAAATATTTCTGTATACGAATCGGAAGCTATGAGGTTTCTCACCTTCCGCCCGAAGTCTACCGCTAGGTCTGTGGTGTGTGACACCATCATCACCTTCTTTCCTGGGTTTCGCCCAAGGAACCAAGCGGGATAAAATATACTTACAAGCTGTGATTTACCATGACGTGGGGGTATGTTCACACAGACACGGTCTTTGCTCCCATCCTCCAGTGCCATAAGCTGATCTGCCAATATCCTGTGATGCCTGCCAACTTTGTAGTCAGGCTGCATTCTCTTACAGAACTCTATCAGGTCATCGTAAGCTACTTTGTTCTTGTTGCGAACAGATAGCTCATCAACAATCTTGTCGATCTCCGCCAACTCATCAGAGTTGAATGAGTCCAGATTGTCCAACATATGCTGTATGTCAGCATCCGAGAAGTCCATGTCTTTAGCTAGAACAGCTAAATCACTCATCATCTATCCCTAATTCTTTATCCACGTCTATGGGTGTGCCGTCTATCACGATGGCTTCTTCTACTGGCTCAGGATTTACAAGCCGCGTAAGTTTCTCACGTAACCTGTCTTTCAGATCATCTGTTGTCTGATGTGTGATCGTCACCTCTGACTTCTCAGCAAATAATCCCACATCACTGATCTTACCCAGTAACTCCAAAGCTCGGATGCGTACCCGTGGGTCTGGATTCTCTGTCTCTTCGATCAGTTTGTTTGTAACCAGATGCCGTACCTGCGTTGCGCTCTTGACCACAGAGTGACCAAAGTCTTTTAGGATTCTATCTGTCATGACCAATGTAGCGGGAGTCAGGTTCGCCACCCGATTCGGCGTTGCTGCCTTAGATGTTTTGTCAGGGTTGTCTGCGTATGCCACTGCCAGTGCTGCTGCTACGTCCTTATCTTCTTTGTTGGGCTTTATCTCTAACCCGTTCTCATGCAGGTGCTTTGCAGTCTCGGATGCTGCACTCGCCTTAACCGCAAGGTCTTTTAGTTTTGTTTCGGGCCGCATAGCGACACCCTTCTCTGGTTCAATATGTATTGCCATTCTACCCACCTTGTTTGGCTCATTATAAAAAATTTTTTCAATATATCAATCTGGGACTCCTATTCTATTTTTTGAATATGTAGGGGGGTGGGGGTACGAACCGTACTAAAAAGGGGTGGGGGGTAGCTAAGTCATTGATATTACTACATTGTTCTGTACCGAACGTATTAGAAACGTAAATTTTTGTGTGAAATAGTATTATATAGATGTGCGTGGCATGTCACAGTATAGGGGGGGTGGGGGTAGGTGGGGGTAAGATATGTAGTTTAAAACTACAATATACCAAGCTTTGTAGTTTTAAACTACGGGATACTGTGACAAGGCATACCAAATCACGTATAAAGATCTTGTCAGGCGGCGATGAGCGCCGAACTGATTAACTTAACTTTGACAGCAATGGAGAAACATCATGTCAAATGTAGTACTGAACGAACAGTTCTTGAAACTGTTTAAAGCCGACGCAAGCGCGGCAACTAAAAGCGCCAAAACAAGAGGCGCGTTATTATCCTATTGTGTGGAAGCTAATATCGATTTTACCGATAAGACCCTTTCACCAGAACAGCTCAAGGAATTGAAGGAGCTGATCCCAATGCGCTTTCCGCCAGAGGCAAGGAAGCTTCTCAAGCTTGGCGCAGAAAAAGCCGAAGATAAGATTGCGGCGGCTTGGGATGGAACGCGCTATAACTCGCAAAATCGTCCGAAAGATTGGAAGTTCTGGAATAACGAAATTGGCAACGTAATGCGCCAATTAGCCAGAGGTGTTGAGGCACGCAAGAAAACGGCGGCGCGTATCAATGCGGGTGGCAATACTACTCGCACTGTTCAAGAACGACTCAAAGACGAACTTGAGTCGTTGTACAACGCGGTTATTAACGCGGACGCGGATAAGTTACCTAAGAACTTTGACGTCGAAATCGTCTTAAAGAACTTCCGAACACTCGCGAAGTCTATAGGCGTGGCACTTGTTCGCAAGGACAAGTAATGGACCAAGCCAGTAAATATACACTGGGATTGTTGGCGCGAGTTCCGCGCCAACAATTGCTAAACAATAAAGAATATATAATTGAACAGTTCGGAGAAAAAACGTGGAACATTTTATTCAAGTTAAACGCCTCCTATCACAACAAGTTCGTGCATGGGGTTGGGCATACACTATCTTCTTTTACGTTGGATACACCTCGGGAATAGCACTGTTCACACTAGCAATTCTTTTTATCTAATCAATTGCCCAGAGCTTCACGGCTCTGGGTTTTTTTTGTGTCTTGATTTTCGCGATCTCCCCATCGATGCCAGTTCTCAAAGCAGCTTCGCGCCACACAGCATTCGGCAACGTACGCGCAACGCACACAAAGATGTAGTTTGAAACTACGCGTATCGACACCAGTTTTCGAAGCAGCATTGCGCCACGATGTTTGCCAGGGGATTCAAATTGAACTGTACCACGTGACAACGTGTTGTCGTGTGTTTATGTACATTCCCTGAAGAGCTGCGGGTTTCTGTAGTTTCAAACTACGCATATCGACACCAGTTATATAAACAGCTTTGCGCGTCACGCATTTTTATAATGTTCCGTAGAATGTTCCCTAATGTTCCAAAATGGGGGGTCTGCAAGTTATTGATTTTATTATAATGTTCCTAATGTTCCTAATGTCCCTAGTAAAAAAATTATGGGTACGTACGCGAGACCCCCTTCTTTTTGCGATGTTCCGCTTTCCCAGCCACACATTTTGCCCCCTTCATAACCCCAGAACAATGGAACATTGGAACATTACTTTTATTACAAACACTTACAGCCACCACCAACGGAACATTACGGAACTTTACCTATACACCACGTCAGCTAGGGACTTTACCTCATACACCACGCTATATAACCATAGGCTAAGAAAACTTGACATTTACTACGTAATATGATATAGTACAAGGAGTTGTCAGAAGATCGACAACGCAATCAACAATCTAACGTAGTTTGAAACTACAGAAATGGAGACAACATGGCTAAACGTACAGTAACCTGTCACGCTTGCGGCGAGCAGTATGACTATCGCCGTAAACAACTAGGCTACAATTTCTGCCTAGACTGCGGAGACTTCCGCGCATCGAAAGAGCGATCATCATGGTGCATTGCACCTATCGCTCACAAGCAAGGGGCAACCCTTGTCACTAACAAAGCCGATTTACTCGGTCTCAACAAGTATATGGGAGAGTTATGATGGGAACGAATTTCTTATTGTTCACGTCACAGTGCTTCGAATCAAGCGGTGGCATGGGTGATTGCCAAGGTCAGTTTGCTACACTTCAAGACGCAACAGATTTTGCAATCCAAAAGTGTTCCTCTTTTGACGACGATAAGCATGTATTGGAAATAGGTGACACTTTAACAGTGCATGTACTCAATCCCGATACTGGTGTTGTAGAAAAATCAACACCTCTAGAAACATTAATTGGAGAAAAATTATGAACGCAATGGATACAACAATCGAACGTAGTTCAAAACTACATGACGAAGCACCAACACTCGCATCATCTGCGATGCTCGTCGAGGTCAACATATCTAACTGGACTGGTCGTAAGAAAGACAAAGCAGCGTCGAAAGATGTGACCACCAGAAACAACGCGAACGATGGTGTCGCGTCTGTCCACAAAGCATTACTCGCAGACAGCAATAACTTGCGAGCGATCCAACAACACGTGACAGCAACTCGTGCCGCACATGCTCACATGACAATGCCATGGTCTAACTCTGGCTTACGTCTGTTACCGACAGCGCAGTACTTCAAGTATCAACAGACCATGACCGATATGCAGAACGAGTTCGAGCGATTGATTACTGAGTTCATCAACACCTACAACGATGAGGTGGTCAACGTACAGATGAAGCTTGGCGACTTGTTCTCACGTGAGGACTATCCCACCACGGAGGAGCTGGAGCGTAAGTTCGCTTTCAGTATCAACTACATGCCGCTACCAGATGCAGGCGATTTTCGTATCGACATTGGCAACGAAGCACTCGCCGAGGTCAAGCAGCAATACAGCGAGTTCTATACTAAGCAGTACAGCACAGCTATGAATGATGTGTGGACACGTCTACACAAGTCGCTCACCAGTATGTCGGAGCGTCTGGACTATACAGACAAAGAGGACAAAAAGATTTTTCGAGACACGTTGGTTACTAACGTCACTGATATGATCGAACTGTTACGTGTGTGTAACGTGACAGGATCTAGCCAGATGACAGCTATGGCTAACAATCTCGAAGAAGCCATGTCGGGTGTAACGCCTGACGCATTGCGCGAGGATGATTACTTTCGCGCCGAAACCAAAGCAGCGGTAGATGATGCGATCAAAGCACTACCGTCACTTGATATATAATCGTCTATGGAGGACAACAAATGACTAATCAAGCAAAAGAAATGTATGCACTAAGCATCCAACAAACCGCTAACCTTATACACTCTGTGCCTAACCGAACGGTTATCGCGCAAGGTCACATGGGTAGTGCCAAGACATCGGGTATCGCGGCAGAACTTGCCGAACTGAGACCTGACAACATCTATGTAGAGTTTGACTGTACGAACAAGGATATCCAAGACTTGTCTGGTCCGAAGTTTATGAAAGCAGCGGAGGGCATGATCTCTGACTACATTCAGTTTGTTCCGAACGCAGAACTTGGGGCGCACCTTGGCAAGCCTATCACGTTGAACTTTGACGAGTTGTTCAAAGCACCCGAACCAGTCAAGAAGGGTGTGAGACGTATCATGCTCGAACGTAAGGTTGGTAGTTTAAAACTACCAGAGGGCAGCTTAATCTATGGTACATCTAATCTTGGAGCAGAGGGTCTTGGTGACGTGTTGCAAGCACATCAGCGAAACGCAATGATTATTGTCAATACGCGCAAGCCTACCATGGTAGAGTACTTGGAGTATGGTATCAACAATGGCTTCAATCACGTCTTTCTTGGGTGGTGTAAAGACAACCCACAACTCATGAATACCTTTCTAGAGGTCAAAGACCCTGACGAAAACCCATACATCTTTCACCCAAATGCGGTGGGACGTAATGCGTTCTTTACTTGTCGTACTGGTGAGTTTGCATCTGACATTCTCAACTCTAGCGAGCACATGGATGATGTAACAACGCAAGCCGCATTGATGGGTGCGATTGGTGATCGTGGTGCGATGGATCTCATGTCGTTTGTCAAACTGGCAGATCAGTTGCCTAGTTTGCAGTCGATCAAGGACGATCCGAAGAATGCCAAAGTCCCTGACAGTGCTGCCGCTATCTGTATGGTTGTGTATAGAACTCTGGCTGCGTTGGAAAAAGACTGGCTCAATGCATGGATGGATTACTTGCCACGTCTCGACACCGAGGCGCAAGCGTTGTTCGCTAATGGTGTTCGCGCACCGAAGTACAGCAAGCAAGCGATGGTCATGCAGAACAAGAAGTTTACAGAGTGGGCGATGAAGAACAGCCACTTGTATTCAGCAGACAAGAAGTGAGGTGAATGATAATGACTGAAGATAAATGTTCAGAATGTAATGCCCCAATACCTGACGGTGGAACATGGGGATACTGTAATGATTGTTGGGATGATGATCTAATGAAAGATCATGACAAAACAGAAATGGAGAACAACTAATGTTTGTAACAAATCTAACAGAGGAGCAGCGGCTTGCAAAAGCCGTTGTTGCTATCATGGGCAACCCCAAGTATACAGCGTTGGCAGGCGTGTTGATGATCGGTGATCGGATGATAACGGATGATCCAATGATCCCAACCGCTTGCACGAACGGACGTGACGAGATGTATGACCGTACATTTGTATCGAAGCTAAACGATGCAGAGTTACGCTTTCTTATCCTTCACGAAGTATACCACAAGTTGTTCAAGCATCTGCACATCTGGCGACATCTGTACGATGAAGATCCAGACCTAACTAACCGAGCGAATGACTATGTTATCAACATCAAACTTGTTGACGACAACGGTGATGGGTTCGCAACCATGACAGGCGAGTTGTCCAATGGGTGTCTCGACGAGAAGTATCGTGGTATGGACAGCGCACAGGTATACAACTTGTTACGTAAACAACAACGTCAAACCCCTGGCAATGTAGGTAACGACATCAAAGAACTTGGGAGTTCTGCGCCAAGTCCAGAAAACGGACAGCAGCCGTTTGACCAACACGATTGGGACGGTGCGAAAGAACTAACAATCGAAGAGAAGCGTGAACTAGCACGTGACTTGGACGAAGCTATCCGTCAGGGTGCGTTGGTTGCAGGCAAGATGGGCAGCGGTGGTGATCGTGACCTAGAAGAATTGCTACAGCCACAAGTCGATTGGCGCGAGGCATTGCGTGAGTTCATTCAAGATACGTGTCGTGGCAACGAGTTCAGTACCTATCGAAGACCTAACCGTAGATACTTACAAGACGATCTTTACATGCCAAGTGGCGAATCCGAGAAAGTTGGTGAGTTGATACTGGCTGTCGATACGTCTGGATCTATCGGCAGTAGCGAGTTGTCAGCGTTCTTGTCAGAGGTCAAATCAATATGCGATACGGTACAACCCGACGGGGTTCGTCTCTTGTATTGGGACACACAGATCTGTCGTGACGAAAAGTATGACGCTGATAAACTCGATGGTCTTGTCAAGTCAACTAAGCCCGAAGGCGGTGGTGGTACGGATGTGACATGCGTCACCGATTACATTCGTGACAACAGCATCAATGCCCAAGCTGCAATCGTGCTAACCGATGGTTACTTGTACGGCGGTTGGGGTCAGTGGACGATGCCTGTGCTCTGGACAATCTTGGACAATGACCGAGCCAAGCCAGACGTAGGTAAGACTGTAAACATTAAATCGAGGGACATGACATGATGGACTGGCAGGATAAACTAATCTTGGTGTTCACAGCAATATTTGTTGCTGTGTTCACCGCAGGAATACAACTTGGTTGGTGGATGTAAAGGAGAACAACAATGGCACTAACAATTTCTAATTTTTCATCGTTCGATGATGTAGTGAAACACTACGAAAGTATCAAACCGCTTGTATCTAAACTTCACACACGTGAG